CCACTTGGTAATTCTATCTCCGGCATTTACACGCTCTTAATAACAAGACCAACGAGAAGCAGTATGATAGCACTTGTTGTAGACATAAGAATAAACTCAATACGTTTTAAACGCGCATTAACTGCACTAAACTGCAATTCAGTATTCTTATTGCGCTCTTCACATACACGCTCATGCGCTTGCAAACTAATATCTGTGTTCCATACAACTTCGTCATCCCTCTTCATTAGTCACAGTCCTTATATAATCTAAAACATAACCTAAACTGCGAGGAAACTTGTTCTCTACAGTTTTTTCCGCTTCTTCCATTGATGCTGCTTGAAACTCAAAATAGTTTACTTCTTCAAACTTATCAGAAATACCAAGTTGATTGTTCCAATCATCACCGCCTCTGATGCAGTCTCGAACTTTTTTATTATATATACCTGCCTCATACAACATTAGCAATTACCTGATACACAACGATTGATCCAGATTATGTACCCCGCACCTCCACATATACCAAGTACCAGAAGCAATTTGCCAAATTCCCCTATCCAATACAGAACCTTGTCATAAAACTCTTTATCAGCTTTCCTCTTTGCCCTTAGTTCTTTCGCTGCTTTTACTTTGTTCTCCTCAACAACAACTATACGCCTGTCATGTTCAGCTTGAATTGCAGCCCATGTGCCAAATCCGTACTTGTCGTCCACATCAATAGACAGATTCCTCAGAAGTGTCTGGTTGTTCCGTTCAGTTACCACATCTGCGATCACAGATTTATAACTTGAATCCCCCGCAGCCGCAGCCTTCTTAGCCTTTTCAGCTTTCGTGGTCAGACTAAATATATTATCCAGCGCACTTGCTACATCTTTGAGGTCCGAAGACATCTCGATGAGCTTTTTAGCACCAGCTAAAGCAACTCCTATAGTAATGGGGTCCATACATGTACCTACTTCTTGCTCTGCAAGCTACGATCACCAAACCACCAAGTTACTGCGCTACTTGTCATAAACAAAATTGAATCTATAACGCCAGCTTTCATGGCAAAGTCGTTAGTCGTAAAATAGATTCCTCCGACAAGGATGAGGAGGAAGGCCGTGAGGACAGGGCGCACCAAACGCAGAACATCCACCACCCAACGATGGGGCTTGCCCACCGAATTGTCGTGCGAATAGGATGCTTCTCGTAAACTGGCTGCTGTCTCGGCATTAGCAATAGCTAATTCGTTTTCAGTTTCAGCCGTCTTCAGAGCAGCCTGTCTGTCTAGCAGCTTCAACTCTTGTTCGTACTCGAGGGCTTTGTCTTTTCTCTTCTGCCCCGCCTCGAAAATTCCTATACCTTTGCTTAAAAGACTGCCAATCAAACCAGTTGCGCCGCCAGTCAAAACGGATGAAATTACTCCAAACATTTTTTAATCCTTTACCATTTACCCCAAGCTCTTCCGGGTCGCGTGTCAACATGAAGAAAGGTCTTGTACTTTCCAAATGATCCAAATCCTGCTTGCTTACACTGTGCAAGAAGGTCTTTTCTGTTGTGTCCTCGAAGGGATATGTCGAAAGCCATTCCAAGCTTATGAACCGATTTAGGCGCTCCACCCACCTTTGCATTAAAGACCGGACTGCGGAAAGCTGATGTGATATGAAACGACCTGTCTGCCAGAAGACGCGCTCGCACCAGAACATCAAGTGCAGTAGGGTTGACCAGAAGACTGTCAGTACCGTTACAGGCAATTTCTTCAGGTTTAAAATATGGTCCCCATATCCAGTCATATTCTGCCTCCTCATAATGATCGTACAACACGTTCTAGTAGTCCTATGCTTTCTTTTTCCAACTTATCTGCTTCGGCCCTTTCTTCTTTCTAGCAGAAGAATTACACTGGGCTTTCGTGGGCCTACACGCAGGGTAAGCTCTTTTAGATTTAGTCGCAGATTTTCTCCCACAAGGCTTACCGGTCTTACAATCTATCCAGCCTTTGCCATCATTACGAGAAAACCATTTATTTAAACTTTCTTTTTTAAGCATTACTTCTTAATCTTCGGTTTAGTATGGCCCCAGCCCATCCCTTTAAATTTTAAATGGGCAGCATATGTCATAGCCATTTTGCCTTTACCCTTCTTTGGGTACATCATGTGAGGTTTAAACGGTTTCTTAGTAGCCATTATTTCTTACCCTTCGATTTGTTTCCCCAATTCTTCGCACCAACTTTTCGACATTTTACTAAAGCACCAGACGCATAAGCGGAAGGCCACTTAGTATACCGTGATTTAACCTTATGATAACAGGCATCTCTTTTAGCTTTAGATTTTTTAACCATTACCAAGCCTTACACGACCAATAACGAGCAGTCATTTTGGATGGTGGTCGTGTGTCACATCCATGCCTAGCACGAAAATTTTTTCGTCTGCCCGGTTGATTCTTTTTAATTTTCATATTGGCATCGCCAAACCTAATAATTTTTTCTTTGCCGTTTTGGCATGCTTTTACAACTGATTTTTTACCGCCAGAAATTTGACGCTTCGGTTTGTTACACGCCATTTTAGATTTGTTAATCTTAGCCATTTAATTACTCCGGCTTTGGATTGTCCGACTTAACTTTAGCAACAGCCTTATACCACTCCCCAGACTTGTCACCTTTGTCATTAGTCATGTCGTGAAACAGTTGGTCTAGTTGATCGCTTATCAGATCGTATTCTTTAGCCCTAGCAGATTTATAAGCTACAGCGGCGGCAGCAGCTACATCACTGTCATAAGTAGTCTTGTCGTAGGTCAGTGTCTTCTTGGCTGCATCAACTACCCAATATTCAATTGAGCCATCAGGCTTGGCACAAACGAACCCACCATGTGCAGAAACGTGGGAGTTAGCATCTGCCTCTTCTGCAAAGTCTTGATACTTAGTAATCTTATTGTTAGCGTTGCCAACAATTGCAATATAATCTTCCATGTTAATTTCCTATCCTAAAACCAAGTTCAAAAATCCAGAGTCGCCTGTAAAACCAGATAATTTAATTTGGGTTAATTCAGCAGAGAGAGACTTGCCGCCAGCCGTAAACCCGTGTCCTGTGCCAGTGTGGTGATTTTGCCCATTCATAACCCAAGTAAAAGTACCAGCATCTGCTAGTACAAAAGTGCAAAGGCCGTTTAAAATAGCTGTAGCTCCAAATTGCTCACGCATAAAAAAAGCATTGCCAGTGCCATCGTAGGCTGAACTAACTTGCCCAGCTATTGCCGTACCTTCATGATATTTCGCACCAGATTTATAATTTGTCGTTTCAATTCCACCCGCATCTCCCAACTGAATCAAAATTGTCGCTGTCGTTTGGGCCATCCCAACCTCCCGAAAGCAGAGATGAAACCTTTTTGTGCCGGATGGTATTCCAGTAAAAGTAAAACTCGAACCAGAAGTAGTTGCTACTTTTGTGGCTTCAGATGGCCCAGCACTAACTAAATCTAGAACACCCTGAACTGTGTCCCGCTTGATGACATTCGATGCTCCAACATCTGCAAAGGAAATGATGTCACTGGCAACGATTGTATGGTCTGTCAGGGTAGTGCCTAACCCCAACATTCTTTGATCAAGTGTTGTTACTGCCATGTTAATCTCCTACATGTACATAATAGAAATGGAACCAGCATCGAAAGCTCCGTTTTGTGGGAATACTTTTATTTGTGTTAGTGCTGCACTAAGTGATTTAGAACCCCCACCAACCGCAGCTTGTCGATCAGTACTTCCATGAGCACCTCCAAGAAATGCAACCCAAGTGTTATTGCTTGCGTCTTTCAAGAAAAACTCCATTACTCCGTGAAAAGTATAAGCAGGATCACCTTCATGCCTCCATATAAAACTTGAAGTACTTCGAGTAACGCCTGTGGTCCCTACTTGTAATACGTAACCACCAGAAGCTATGTACCCACTAGTCTCTAAACCGCCACCATCCCCCAACTGGATATAAATGTCACCATCTGAGCCGCAACTTGTGCCTTCAACCATCATAACAACTTGTTGTACACCTGACGGAATGCTTCCAAACGTAATACCAGAGCCGCTTGTCGTTGCTTGTTCAGCCGCTAAAGTAAACCCAGCACTAACAGCAGACCATGCAGGGGCATTGCTACCGCCTTGGCTTAGATAATGACCTGTTGTTCCTTTGCCTAATCGAACGTAATCAGTTCCATTATAATAAAGGATGTCACCAGCCGCATCACTGCCCATTGCTATTTTTGCACCAGTGACATTGTTGTCCAGTATCTTTGCAGTAGTAACATTGTTGTTTAATATCTTAGCAGTAGTCACAGAGTTGTCTTCAATAACTGGGGCAGTTCCACCAGCGTTATGAATAACGTATGTGTCGATTACGATGCCTGATGTGATTGTGTCCGTGGTAGTCAGGGTTGTGCCACTGACTGTGTAATCTGTAACGGGCTTCTGTAGTACGCCACCAATGCTCACCATGAGCGAGTTCGTTGTACTGGCTACGTCTAACGTGTAAGTTGTGCCACCGCTGGCAGTAAAGGATTTAAAAGTGACCCCAGAGTTACCAGCGAAATTTAAAAATTGACTCATGTTTTTGTCCTCTTACGCCTGATTCCAAGCACCAACCACCATTCCGTGGTTTGTGTCTTGTGCTAAAGCGGCTTGGATTGTCCGATTAGAAACAGCCGTTGCAAAATTGTCTGAAGCTCCACCCATGTTCCCATCAACAGCAATAGGCCCGTCAAATCTTTCAGTTAAACCTGTCCATGTAAAAGTGTTGGTGCGGCCCGTGTTACCGCCAGCCATTGCGACAATTATACCCCCAGCATTACAATTAATTGTTCCTGTTAACGGAGAGGCTGTACTCCTAATTTCATCTGCTGGGCCACCAGTTGCTATATCTGTCGCAGACCAAACCAACACACCTGAGAAACCTTGAGAACCAGACCAAGTAACAACAACTGTGCCACTCGTTGACGCATCGTTATCCACATACCACATCGATGTGTCAGCGTTGTTATCTACAATAGAATCGATAGCTCTGGTTGCCGTTGTTCCATCGACCACAACGCTTGAAACTGTAACTGCATTGGTGTCACCGCCTTGTACACCAATAATTTTCTTTGTGCCTGTGCCAAGGTCTAGTGAGCCAGAAGTAAAAGCTGTAGCGTTTGTTGAATCTGCATAACTTGAGTGAAAAGAGACAGACCCTTGAACGATTGATTCACCAGATTTAATAAACCAGTTATTGTTTGTGTCTTGAATTAATCTAATTGATGCATATTGCCCAGTTACTTTAACTGAAGCAGTTGACACACCATTAACCGACACTCCAGAACCGCCAGTAATTTTAGTCTGCCCAGCCCCTTTCATAACAATCTCAAGCTCTGTACCTTCGGGAAAATCTACTGAAGAATTAGGCGGTATTGTTACTACATTAGCAGAGCTATTATTCATGGTAATAACTTTACCAGCGTCAGCTAAAACAAGAGTGTAAGCAGTGCCTGTTTGTGCATTAATAGATGATGACCCAATAATAATTGATCCAAGTTTTGCCGAAGTTACATTTGCATCAGCTATTTTTGCAGTTGTCACCGCTGAATCAGCTATGTCATTAGTTGTGACTATCGATAAACTTGATTTGCCAGAAAGAAAACCACTCATTGTCTACTCCTATGTCTGGCTTAAAAAGCTAACAGTTGCTTCTAGCGTTGAGGTTGCATTACACTTCATTTGGAGTGCGTCACCAGCACCAAGTACCAGCTTACCCTGTACAACACTTAGTGTGTCAGCAACTGGGATAGAAATGCCTTTGACAACATACCCATCATCACCTGATGCTCTTTCAACATACACATCCAAAGTTCCAGCATTTGAAGCGTGTATATTAGCAACCTGTAATCCAATGATTGTAATGATTTCTGACCCACCAGCAGTTACAGCACTATCGCCTAAACTTGTTGTAAGATCGTGATTTACGCCTTTTAAAGTGTCTGCCATATTAACCTCCTAATGCGAGCGTTAGGCCAACGCCTACGCCACCTAAATTGCTGAGTGATGTAGACGCACTCGCTACGTCTGATAGATTATTTGAAGAAGTAAGGTCCCCATCACCGTTGTTACCTGAGAAGGCAATTAATACGCCTATTGTATCGCCATCAGCTAGAGTACCAAATGTAGCTTTATGTGTTACGGCTACTTTAGAATACCCAGAAGCATCGGTGACGTTACCACTTACGGCAAACACTGCCCCAGCAGAAGCAGTTCCAGCTTCTTGAATGTAGATCATTGCGCTGTCACCAGCCGTGGGATCATCAAGGCTGTCAATTAGTGCGTTAATACTGACCCCATTGTTTTCTACGTCGTCAAAATAAAGAACCGTAGCACTGGAGAGCGTTCCATGATTTGCCCAGACCTTGCCGTTTCCAGCATCACTGTCGCTAGTGTCAGTCTCCCAAGTCATAGAAAGACCCGGTGCTTTTGATGATGAATCAACATAAGCCTTTACACTTTCACTAGTAGCAAGTGTAGTTGCGCTTGCGTCACTCATTGCATCAGTATCGTTAATACCAGTTACTGTAGCACCAGCCGATAATGCAAGAGATGTAGATGCTGTAACTACTGTACCTGTTAAATTAGTAAACTGCCCAGTTGTTTGGGAAGCAGCACCAATAGTTGCTCCATCTACTGTGCCACCATTGATGTCTATTGTAGTAACCGCACCAAGATTAGGTGACGTACCTGAAAAAGTTGCACCCTCAGCTAGAACTTGAGCGCCTGCGTAAGTAATGTTACCAGTTGTTGTACCTGTTGCCGTAGTTGTGCCAAACGCAAAGCTGTCTGCGCTCTCGTCCCACCCCATAAACGCATTGTTTCCAGTGGAGCCTCGCTCCATGACCAAACCAAGATCGTTAGCATTGGAAGTAGCTCCTGAATTAAGTTCAATCAACGGGTCTTTTACTTCAAGGTTTACAGCATCGTTGGTGACGGTAGTGCCGTTAATTGTCAGGTTGCCTGTGACCGTCAAATTGCCGCCGATCTCTGTATTGTTTGTAGTCGTCACCGCATCAACAAATAAGTTAGCCCACCTAACGCTGGTCGTGCCAAGGTCGTCAGTGCTGTCAGTATCAGATACTACATTTCCACCGTGGGTAGTTGCACCTACTAGTTTAGATGTGCCCCCAACAAATAACTCTTTGGCAATACCCACGCCTCCGTCTGTGTGAATAGAACCAGTAGTTGCTGAAGAAGAAACGGTTGTATCATCTACAGATACAACACCACTTGTTGTGACAGTTGTGAATGATCCAGCAGCGGCGGTGTTAGCACCAATAATACCATCGTAGTTAGTAGATGTTAGTTTACCATTAGCAGAATCAAACGTTAAGTTAGTACCAGTTTTTGGTAATTGTGATCCTGTAGCTGAAGTAACAAATAAAGGAAAACAAGTAGTGTCTGAGCTTTCATCAGCAGTAAAAACATACCCGTCTGCTTCAGTTATTCCTGCAGCGGTAAGGCGTAACTCAATACGATCTCCAGCAGAGTAAGCCCTTGCAGTTGTACTTTCTCTTGCACGAACAACAGTTAATACATCGGTAGATCGAGCAGTGCACTGGACAATCTCTAAGTTATTAGAAGTGTCAATTAACGTAGCGTAAAAATAGTCACCACTAGTTGGGTTAGGAAACAATGCTCCGTTGCCACTAGCTACAGTAATAGATGTCGCTGAGTCAGAAATACCGCTAGCAAGAGTACTAAAGGCATTGTTTGTAAATAGCGCTTGTCCCATATTTTAACTCCTTAACACCACGCGGACTGTCGTACAGTAGGTGCGGCCCGTGCTGCACCTAAACTTACACGCGCCCTACGTTCAGTCACTTTAAATATAAACTGCTTTGCATGATACGCAGCTAGCTCATTGTCACTCCATGTTCGCTCTGGAAGTGTTAGTAGTTGTTGTAAAGTTCCGTGCATAATAGCGTCTTCTAAGTCGTCCATAACTGCCTCATTCATCCCAGTAGATGCTCTGCTAGGACGTTGCGACACGAACATATTAATTTTATCAGTACTGTTATCAGGCACCAATGCTACATGAAATGTAATAGGGTTAAGCTGGAAAAAATATTGCGGCGTTGCTCTCTCAGCAACAACAGCAGATGGGTACTTAGGGTATAAACTATGAATTGCCTCGAGTGTAATAGGGCTAAGCTCATTACCATTAATATTAGCTGTAAGAACGCTGTATACTTCAGCACCTGATTCAGGGACAAAAGAATACTCAAACGTGCCTGCCGTTGTAGTAACAGCAGCATGTTGATACCGCCAAGCGTTAGTGCGTTCACACGCATCAATAGCAGCGTTACGAATATGTGTGACTATAACCGGCTGAGGACACCCCGGAACACTAGGTGCAATCCTATTTACAAGATCAGAAAATAATCTAGTTGCCATTATACTACCTCAATTTGAAGGGGCTGACCTGCGTTCTCTGTATCTGTCACCGGTAATGATGCTGTAGTAGCACCAAGCTCCGACATAAATAAATCCATATACATCTTAGCCCGCCCATTTGTAACGTGTTCATTATCAATAGATTCTGCAAGAAATACTACAACATCTATTAAAGCAGGTACATAGGCATCTGGTAACAGGGTAACCGTAGCATCACCTGCATAAGTAGGTGGAACCTGTGAATATTCTACAGTAAGAGTCTGGTTTGCAGGAGCCTTTGGGTATATAAAAAATTTATTAGGGTTACGCACATGGCGCATCCAATTTATAGCAGCTCCTGCGGTAGTGTTTACCCATGTAGGTATTGTCTGGTCAAGAACCTCACGGTCTGCTTCAACTAACCCTGTACCTCCTACAATAGAATAACACTCGATTATACGCAATGAATCACTAGGAGCAGATTGAATAACTGCGTTTTCAACACAATCTACAGTTCCGATAAAAGAGAAGAGGTCCGGGCGCAACAACTGTATTCGTTTTAATCCTTGATTACAAAGAGCAAGAAGAAACGTGTCGCTATACCGAAAAGTAACGGTCTCATCTTGGATGATCCGCCGAACCGCTGTAACTATATCGTTTAGTATCATTTTGTATTACCGCCTGTAGCGCTAACCTTAAGGCCAGTTCCTTTTTTAGGTTGTGCTTTATTAACAGCAACTTCATCAGTAGATAAATCAACAGTAGCCATACGACCTACTTGCTTCTTTGGGATAAATTTTTCAGGGAACGCAACTTCTTCTGAAACTTCTTCTACAGCAGGATTCTGACATAAAGTATCATTGTAGTTATAAATCGTGCCGTCAAGTTTGTGTCGAAGCCAACGTCCCGGGTGCCCCATAATAGCCATAAGTGTCTCCTAAAAGTGAGAGAAAGGGGGGCCTAAGCCCCCCAATCAATTATGAACAGTCAGCAATAACTGCCCAAACTTTAATCTTAGCAAGATCAGTTACAGCACCTGATACACCAATAAGCATATCAATAGTGTCTGCAGCCGCAAGATAGTGAGTTTGGTTATCACCATTCAAAAGTGCGCCAGTTGATTGAGTGGTTCCTGCTGCGTTAGCATTACCCCCATCAATAAACCCATCAACGTCACCACCGGTAAGACCAATGTCAAATGTTGATGCCGCACCTTCAGCGGTTATAGTAGTTGCACCAACCGCCATTATTAGCGTGTTAGCGGGTAGCGAGAGTACTTGGAGAGAGTCACCAGTAGCAAGCGCTGTAGCACCTGCTGTAACTCTATCGGCAGTAATCTTGGCAAAATCAAGTTCGACTTCAACGTATCCAACTCGATTAATGCCTTTGGCAGGGTGTGCTGCAGAGCCTTTATCAAAGCCATGCGAGTCTGTATATGCAGCCATAGTTCAATCCTCCTTTAGGACTAAGCGATTGTGATGATGCCAGCGGTGATAGCTTCAGGCTTAACAACCTTAAAACCATACACTTGCAGACCACGGATAATATCCCCGAAGGTAGTTTCGGAACGCAGAGTTTCCATGTTGGTCATCTGCGAAGCGAAGGTCAATCCCTTCTTATGTCCGGAGAAGATGGTGAACTCACCATTAGCTCCAGTTGCGGATAAAGGTAGGTTGTGCGACACATAAAGTGTGAAGCGGTCAATCATACCTAAACGACCATTACGAAGGGGACTAGAACCGTCACCAGTAATAGCAGCGTCTTTTAGGTCAGATTGTTTAATTAACCCAGCCATTTTTGCAGGGATAACCATCCAACGATCTGCTTCAGGAACGTTTGCCTCATCAAGAACCGTACCGTGGTTAATGATTTCAGTTAAAACATTCGATGACGTCAAAGCGTTAGCAGTGCCTGTAACACCCAAGTCAATAGCAAGAGACTGTTCACCAGCGGTGAGACCCTTGTTAGCGGCAGGGACATCAGTAGCAATGTTGCCAAGAACATCAGTATCAATGGTGATCTTCATACGCTCAGAAGCGTCTTTAGACCAAGTGTCCATCATAGCGATGTCGGACTGAACCTGATCCACATCATCTTCAACACAGGCGAAGTACTTACCTTTGTCGATAAGAAGCTGTAGCTTAGGCTTATCAGGGTTTTCAACCGCGAGGGTCTGACCCTTAACATAGTCACGGATCGTCAGCTCAGGGGTCGTACGGATATTAACCGTATCACCGTGGGCTTTAATATCACCTTCGTAGTCAGTGTTGGCGATAGCCGACAACACAGTGGCGTCGTAAAAGTTCTCAATGAGTTTTCCGCTCCAGATTTCTGGAATGAAATTCCCGGTGTAAGCCGGATGACCCGGTGATGTTGCGTATGCCATGATTGGCTCCTTTATTAACTACGCGTAAGTTATACGACCTTCGCTTTGCGCTGCGAAAATGTCGCGTTCAATAGCGTCCCGCTCCTTTTCGTTACCTTCGAACCCACCCGTCCGACCTTTCTCAAAAAAGTCCGTGATGTCCTGCAACGTATAGGTTCTAGTTTCACTAGACGTAGAAGCAGCACCGCTGCGACCTTTACCCGGTGAAACCTGTTTCTCAAGCTCGGAAGCGGTCCGATTAGGTTGAGCTGCTACGGCACCAGTTGCCGACTGCCAAGAATTAAAAAAACTAGCTACCCGTTTAACATCCAAGTTTCGTTGGGCGTCATCAAGATATGTCTGGCGTGTTAGCCCAGATAAAGGATCAACTTCTAATAACCAAGTTTTAAAGTCCTCGGATTCATTAATTGATTGCCAATCTGGAGCAATATTTACCAAGTCAGACCAGAAGTTTTGCTCAGCACTATGCGCCTGTTGACTAGCAAGTTGCTCAACGCGAGGCATAACTGTGCCTTGCAACTGGTCAACTTTAGCCTGCATGTCAGCCAGTTGTTGCTCGTACTTACCAGCAATTTCCTGACTAACCTTACGCATAATGTCAATAGACTCTCCATATTCCTCTACTTCATCCTCAGTAAGTAAACTAGCTGGAGGAGGTGTAGGCTCAGAGGTAGGTGCGGGTGCTGCCTGCATAGTTGCAATAAGCTGCTCCATTTGCTGACCGCGTTGCGTCATCTCCTGCACTTGAGAGTTTAAGCGAGGAATTTCAGCGTTGTACATACCCTGAAGAGTTTTATACTTCTGCTCGAAAGTTTCGTCTTGGTCGTTAGCGACTTGCTCGTTTGACGCTAACTTTGGTGCAGGTTCTTTAACACTGTCGGCTGGTGGAACTACTTGTACAATAGATTCAGCAACCGGTGCTTCACCATTTTCAGGCGACTCAGTAGGGTTGACATCATCATACAAGGCTTGAACTGCCTCAGTCTGCTTACGAACTTGCTCTGGCACTGCCATCTTACGCTCCTATCGGTATGCGTTGGTTAATAAAGTAGCTATCCATTGGACTGTGCCACTTTGGGGGATTCAACGAGTATTTTACATAACTCGCCTAAAACTTGACATCGCCCGGAAGCGATACCCTGCTTATCTATTGCCGTTACTGGCAAACGTTCAAGCTCAGCTTGATACTGCTCGCTGAGGAACTTTGCCACACGGGGTACATTATGCGCAATATGCGCAAATGCTTTAATTGTATCGGGATCAGGCTTTATCATACTAATTTTGCTTCCTGACCACCGGCTGGATTACCAGCTTGATCTAACACCTGCGGCTGCGGACCTGTACGCCCACCATTCGGGGGAGTAATTGCAGCCTGAGACTCACGTTGAGCAGCTCGTTTATTAAACGCAGCTTTCTCACGAGTAGGTATAACCTCATCTTCAGGCATTTGTAAACCTTTAGCGACCTCTCGGAGAATAGCAGCCCGGCCATCTTCTCCCATGATCTGCATATCAAACTCATTAGCTGTAGCCTGTAGAAACTCAACGCGCCGAGAGTTTACAGTATCTTTGACAGCAAGATTAATAGCTCCACGAGGTATAATCTGAGCGTCGCCTTTTATACTTTCATCTTCATCATAGCGCATGTTGTACACATACATACGATGCACAATAAGTTTTGTAATGTCTGCATCTATGTGCATCACTACTTGCCGGATACTTTTACCAGCCGAACCCATAAGCATTGAAAGGCCAGAGGCTGTGCGGCCTGCGCCTTTTACGTTAAGGTCACCTGATAAGTATGATGGTATGCCGCTATGGTCGTCAGCCAGCTTACTAAACTGCTGGTATACTGACATCAAAGCACCAGAGTTGTCGTTGGGCTGGTTAAATCGAACAGCAGGAGAAGCCCCACCAAGGGGATCGTTAAGCACCTGCCATATCCGCCAAGGGTGCATCTGCGTAATATCTTCATTCGTAGGAATACGTTCTAAGTTTACTTCAACTTGAGGTCCGGAAGCGATACCCATGTTGTTAACAAGGGAACGTGCAGAGGCATTACATACGTTCTGCACATCTTCAATAATTTCTGGGATACCTTTACCCCAGAAAGCACCGGGGCTTTTTATAAACGACGTAACAGAGTAGGGTTTTTCCCCTAGAGGATCATAGTTAAGAATAGCTTTTATAACGTAATCGCCTACTAGCCATACGTTTGCATCGTATTCTTTTGCAGGGTCTTCAACTTCTTCCTCAGTTAGCCCCCACTCAAGCAGCATCTTACCACTAACTTTACCCCAAAACTCAAGGGCATCGTAAATTTCTGTAGGTCGTTGCTCAGTGCTGTGCTTACGCTCAAGCTCATCTTTCTCTTGATTAACATCACTGTTAATCCAACTCTGCCCGTTACCAACTTTTAATAGCTCACGGATAGCGTCGTCATCATAACCGGGCACCCCAATAAGTTCCGACAATGCCATTCGAGTAAGGGGGTGGTGCTCGAATATATACCCGTCGTTAACCTTGGATATGCCCGGCTCCGGATAGAACCGGAATGGGTCAACCCGCTCAAACTCAGGAGCAAGCTGTTCGTCTGCTACGGCAATAGTCCTGCCTTCTTCATCTACATCCCACGATAATTTACGCTGCCTGCGCACACATGGGCCTTTAAGAACAGCGGCTGGAAATGTAACGAGATCAGTTAGAAACTCATTGAATCCTTCAGAAAATCCACCTTCAGCAAACTGGTCAGAAATCTTACGCTTCATACCATCTGTGCGGTTCTGGGCATCTTGCAATACAGAGAACCGTAGCTCTTGTGCAACAACTTCTTTTAGTTGCGCAACCTCAGCAGGAGAAGGAGCTTGCCCAAGCTGTTCAATTAATTTAGTAACTTTTTCCCCGAGGAGCTGGTTTACAATCTCATCACGAGCATTTGGTAGGTCAGGTATTGGAGTTGGCTTTATATCCCAAGGTGGTGTTCCGGTATCCATAAGGATATCTCGCAACCAGCTTTCGGCTGCACGACACTTAACCTCGGTTATCATCATATAGATTTCTGAACCACCCTGCTGTTGTATACTAGCAAGTTTAGTTGGCTCGTACTCACCATTACGTTGGCGTAAAGCTTTAAGCATAGACCGCTCAATAGGGTCTTTTGATCTCTTAGCCGCATCAAAAGCAGATCGAAGATACCCCGACAAGCCGATCATTAAAGGTTCGGCCTGACGATCCTCCATCTCTTTACGCGCATTTTGTTCCTCGCTAACAAGCGTAGCGTTGTCAACAACCCGTAAAAAATTTAAACCTGCCATTTAATCTTTCTTCTTTTGAGTTTTTTTAAACATGGGGTGGGTGCGGCCCCCATCGGTTTTTATATTACGAGAGGCGTCCCGAACCCTGCCCCCTTGGTCCTTTAGCTGCTGGTCTGTAACACCCATGTTTCCAAAGCCGTACTTACCTTTACCGCCACCAAACCATTTACGCTTAGAAAGAAGGCGGTCCATATTCTTCTTCTCTTTCTTATAAGCGTTTGAATATCTATCTTCACGGCCTGCCATGATTAACCTCTCATAATAGACTTTTGTTTATTACCGGGGGAATACATGTTCCCGGTAACTTTACCACCATACATGTAAGAGTTTCTTTTCTTACCAACCATGCCACCGCCCATAAAAGATTCTCTACCAGAAGACATACCCATCTTCTCCTTAGCGTTAGCGGCAGCTTGCATACCTTTTTTATCGTACGAAAACATTTTACCGTTTACATTTGGCATAACTTAACCTTCTCTAAAATGTTACAGGTATTCTGTTATAACTTGTTCTCATACGCTATGCAATAAAAAACCCCCACTGACTCGGAGTAAATCAGTGGGGGAGTAAGTGTAACCATAGGAGAGGGCTATGTCGGGCCCAATGAGACTATATGGTACCGTATGGGACAACGCAAGTGTATTGTTACGTCCACCCAACAGCACTATGCGATTTAATTTCCCTTCGCTGCGCAACGACTGAGCCGTCACTGATCGAGGATATATGCAACATCAGATACTGCAACGCTTCAGCTACATGACTATGTTTGTTTTTCTCAATGGCGCCAGTCTTAGGATGGAAGCGGTATCCCCCCATCATTGCTGACTTAAGCGCGGTGCAACTCGGGTCTAGCAAAAACGCGCTATCCCCATCTGCATGCCGCATAAGGTACTCATCCACAGCACTAAGCCTAGGTGTAACGTTATTAGTTTTTGCTGCGATAACTTTCATACCCTCAGCTTTAATAATATCAATTGCACTACGCTCATCCGTTTGTGCTCGCTGCACCCCGGCAGGGTCAACGACAACAATAACATTCGCTCCACTAAACTTTTCAAAGAGTAACGGTTTAAGTACGGTGCGTACAAAACGCTGCACCCCCATATCAAAGCTTACGGCTTCTGCATATATGAGGGCCCGCCCCCTCGGATCACTCTGACCAATAACTGCAGCAGGTGTGAGGCCAAGGTCCATACCAACAACAACGGGACGAACACCATTAATAATAGGCTCCAGAGACTCAGTAGCCATATGATAGTCAGGACGAAAATACTTATACACAGGCTGGCCTGCAGAACTGAGTCCATACTCTCCATCAATGTATACCCTAACATATTCCTCACTCCGTCCCTGTGTGTCATAGTATCCTTCCGGTAGATTATCGGTGTTCTCTGCAAGAGGTCCGCGTCCTGACGGTTGTTTGAATACTGCCCACCCGTTGTCATTTGGTGACACACCATCTCCGGAGTCAAGCCCTTCCATCTGATAGTACCACCATGTGTCTTGGGTTGGCGGGTTAGTGTCCCCCCACATCCCATGCCACGTTGGACCCCCGTCTTTCTTACTAGGGTAGCGGCCAACACGCTTGGACATAGCGTCAATAATTTCCGGATGAATATCCCGACACTCATTGAACCACGCAAATGTTAGCTCGAGTGAGTTAAGGTTCGCTACGTCGTCTGCGTCGTCGAGCGCCCGGAACATGATCTCGCACTCGATGTCTCCGACTTTGAAGAAGTAGGTTTTGGTTGTTCGCATGTACCGTCCGCAGACTCCGGGAGGGAACCAATCGAGGAACGTTTTGATCGTGGTGTCCATGAGTTGACGCGCCGTCTCGCGGACAATAGCCGCCCTGCTTTTCCGTATCCCCTGTTCATTCAGCGCTTGCTCCCCTGCTCTACGAATAACTTCAAAGGTGCTGGTCACAGACTTGCCACTTCCAACCGGTCCCATGAGAACACGCATCTTGGAATCATCCGCCATAAACGCACCGCATACTTTAGTGGGTGTGTAGTTAATTTCGTATGCCATTAGGCTCCCTTGTATATTCTAATGCGCACAGCCATTGGTTTCTTTGTGCGCTTTGGGTATGTAATGATCTTGGCAGAATGTGCCCATCCTCTAAGAGATAGTGCTGCTAGAACCAAACGGGCTTTCTTAAGTGGGTAAACCACCTCAACCATGCTCTATAACTTTAGCATCGGCTGCTAAAGTAACTGCTGGTTCTTGAGAAGGTAGATTAATCTGTATAGTAACACCGCCCCCTCCTGTACCTTCAGCTATTGAATCTCTCTGGGGTTCTAGGTTTCCCCATTTAACTGTAGACTTTATAAGGTCAGCCTTTACTGCCGCACTTACATCCGGTGCGTGTATCAGTGTCCAGCTTGTTGTCAGTAGTTCTTCTGCCTGTGCTTTTGCTTTAAGTCGAAAGGTCATACCTTTCTCTTTAACTTCCTCACGAAGATGGTCGACCTTCTTAAGAAACATACTGTCTTGGTTGTAAGTAATAAGCTCATCTTGGGTTATTGCATGGCGCAACATAATATCCGGCATAGACTCCCCCGACCCTTCAAGAGCAAGAGCGATGTCCATTGCTAACCGGTCAGACCAAGGATGATATTTCAACGGCAGATTATCCATGTGGGTCATTCTGTAATAAGTTGTCGGGGGTGTCAAGCTAAGTAGTTGTATATTAGATAAACGCTAACTTTACACGTTGTTTTTTTGGACCTCGGTTTAAGCGGTTTACTTATATAGGGGTGCGGTCATGACACGCAGTCCATGTCCCCCCCGTCAACACCTATCGACTCGTGTCTTAGCCCGAATAAATCAATGCTTTCAATAGCTTAGAAAACGGCGGAAACCCAGCCGACTTGATAAAATTTAGGGGACATGCTTCAATTCAATTGTCGAAACGGCGAGCACATAACCGCTT